GCCATGCCTGTCGGGGACCACTTTACCAAACGCGTCTATGACGACGTTGTGACCCAGGATAATGCCGATAGCGTAATTGAAAACGAGAAACTGAAAGAAAAGTTTGACCTGTCTTACAACCTTGGAACCTTTCAGGAGACGGATAGGGTTCGGGTTATCGGCACTACCTACAACTATTTTGACTGCTACGTTTACATCCAGAACAAGAAGGATGAGGTAACGGGGACACCCCTTTATCATGTACGCCGCAAACCTGTGACCAATGATGGCTCCTTTAACGGCGCAAGCGTATTCCCCCCTGAGAGCGTCCTTATTGAGTCGAGGACCAATAGACGGGCGTTTGCGGCGCAGATGTTACTTGATCCCACACCTGCCGGGGATATCACCCTTAACCCTGACTACATTAAGGAGGTGGACCCGGAGCATATTCCTAAAAATATCTGGAAGTTTATGACCGTGGACCCTGCGGGGCTAACTAAGAAGAAGGATGGCAATGGAGATGCATGGGCAATTCTTTGTTTCGGGGTTGTACCTGAGCGGGACGATATTGGGGCAAGCGATCTTTATATACTTGATCTTCTGATTGATGAGCTGGAAGGGGACGAAGCCCCAAGAGAAGTGGGGGAGATGTACGTTCGGAACGGAAGAATCAAGAAGATAGGGGTGGAAAAGGTCGGGATAAGTACCATGGAGATCCACATTTCGAACTACTTACTTAGTAAGGGGCGAAGAGTGAATACTGAGAACGGGTTACTTGAGATTTTACGACCTGGAGGAAGATCCAAGGAAGGAAGAATCGAGAGTAGTCTTGAGTGGCCCTTAAATAACGGAAAGATCCACATCTCCAAAGCTATTCCGCTTGCCATGAGGGAGCGCCTGAAGATGGAGATGAGAAAATACCCGTATTGGAAAGATGATGGATTGGATGCTCTTGCGTATGCGTATGACCTTATCAAGGGGTATCGCTTTCGTGGGAAGAACTCTTACACCCTTCCTGACTCGGATAAGTGGAGAGAGGACGACATTGATCCCGATCTCACGGGTTGGATTGTTTGCTAAGCGAGGAAAATGGGAGCGATAAATTTACCGAAACATAAGTCGATTGAAAACGCTATGGAGCTAGAAGGCGTGGCGGTCCGTCACTGGGCATCTCAAGGGAGAGACGTTGATGGCATTACTTGGGGCAAGAAGGTTGGACGTTCCGACTTCAAACCCCTTCCTGACCATGAGTATTGCATCTATGCGAGAACTCAGGTGCAGGGGATCGATAAGGCCATGAAGGATGTGTTCTACCTTCGAGATGATGACGAGGTTCATATCTACGAAATCCTCTAGTGAAGAAGTTAGCGATCACCTCCAGATGGGGCTTTGGGCGTAGAGCACACCACCATATCGTTTATCTTAATGATGACGACGGTAGGGGTGTAGCGTCCTTAGACCCGTTTGGTGGTACGCATGAGGTTCAATGGACTCCTCCTCAACCAGAGATTCCTGAACAGCCGGAACAACAAGACCCGAATACGGGAGAGATAATCCCCGCTCAACCTGGACAACCTGCGCAAGAAGGCTTCTGGCAACTCTTACCCGACCCTGAAGACGGACACACCCATGAGATTGAGGGGGATTACGAGACTAAGGGGAAGCAGAAGAAGGAAGATGACGCCACTGTCATCCGTGATGTGTTGGAATTGTGGCGAACGGCAACGGAATTGGAGATGGATTCCAAGGAAGATGCTGATGAGTCTGATGACTTCTATGATGGGGAACAGTGGGAAGAGAAGGATAGGAATCTTCTTAAAAGCCTTGATAGGGCTTGCCTTACAATCAACTTAATCGCTCCGAAGGTTAACGAAATATCGGGACACCAACGGCAGAGTCGAACAGATATTCACTACGTTCCTGTAGAGGATGGGGATCAAAGAGCATGTGACCTCTACAACGTGGTGGCAAAGGTTATATGTGAACAGAGTAATGCTGATAGGGAAGAATCCGCTATCGCTATGGACCAGTTTATCCGTGGCCGTGGTTGGTGGAATGTTTACGCCGATTTTTCTAAAAACATTCTTGGGGATCTCAGGCTGCAACGGTTTAGTGATAGGCGCGTAAAGGTTGGCCCACACGAGATGCCCGACTTAGAAGACTGTGAGTATCTGGTAAAAGACCGGATGTACTCGAAGGCTAAGATGGAGCAGTTATGGCCCGATAAGGCCGAGGATATTGGCGAAGACTTTGACGGCATAGAAGAACTTGGAACAAGACATCCCGTTTACGCTACGGATAACTATGCCAGGGGTGATGGCTCTCTCATTGTTATGGGTGGTGAGACTCTTGTTGATATCGCGAAGAAAGAATACCGAGTTATCGAGTGCTGGAGAAAGGTGTGGATTGATGCCACCGTTGCGGTTGAAGCTCAGGATGAGTTTGTCCAAAGTCTCTATGGATGGGAGCCAAAGGATGTAAAACTTGTCGGCACTATCCCCGGATTTGTTGTTATTCCAAGAACCGAACAGAAGATTCGTATCTCAAAGATTGCCGGAGGAGTTCTCCTCTCAGACGAAAACCCGGCAGACCTTCCGATTGATGATTTCTTCATGGTGCCAGTCTACGCCTATAAGCGTGATGGTCGATATTATGGAATCGTTGAAGCTGCCAAAGACCCGCAACGAGAAGTTAATAAGCGGCGCTCTCACGCTATCGACATTGCAAATCGCATGGGTGCCGCTGGTTGGGGATATGATGATGAGACTTTTGCTGATGAGCATGAGGCAAAGAGGTTCAGACAGAACTCAACTAAGCCAGGATTCGTTGTCAAGCTTGGAGATGTGAACCGTCCTCCTCACCAGTTTAAAGGTGAAGCTTTCCCCTCTGAGATGGTTCAACTCATGCAGATGGATGTTGAGAACTTAGACAGGTTACTTAACATCTCTATCCGAGAGCCAGGAGCAAACACTTCAGCCGCCGCTATCATGCAAGCTCAGAAGATGAAGCTCATTGGGAATGAATTCCTCTTCGATAACCTCTCCTTTGCCAAGAGAAAGGTAGGCCGACTTCTTCTTCATGCGATTCGTCGGTACTACAGTCCTCAGCGAATTTACCGCATTGTGACCAATCAAAACGTAAAGAAGGAAATTCAGATTGGTGGACAACCAATCGAGAACTACACAATCGAAGAGATTACCGACATCTTGGAGAACGCTGATCTTTCAAAGGTAGATGTAGCGGTTACTGAGGCTAGTTACTCCCCGACAACGAGAATCGCAATTCTCACCATGCTCCAAGAGTGGGCGAAATCTGGTGGCCCCGTACCTCCTCAAATGTTGGTCAAATACTTTGATGTTCCTGAAGAAGAGAAGCAGTCAATGCTCCAAGACCTTGAGGCTCAAGCTCAGGCGCAAGCGGAACAGACTGGCAGTCAGGCTGATGCCCAGATTGAAATGACACTTGCTAAGCAGGGAATATTCACCGAGCGAGTTCGGCAGATGATTCCTCAAGACGAGCCAGCTCCAGAACAAGAAATGCCAATGGACGCTCCACCTGAAATCCCACAAGGCGGGATCGGAGAGGGTGCTCCTGAGATTCCACAACCAGAAGTCCCACAAGAAAGCGAAGTCTCGAAGATAAATCAGCGATTGATGGACATGCTTCAGACTCAGATGGCTAACCAACAACAACCAAGAACGGAATCTCCCCCACAACCTATAGTTCTAAATGTTGATGCGAAGCAGTCGGGGAGAAAAATAACTAGAATTCATCGAGATCCAACAACGAGAGAAATTATCGGAGCTGAAGTTCTTGATGATGAAGCACAAGTTTAAGGAGAACTATTAAATGTCAGCATCAAACACCACAGAAAACGACCTCGCCCTTTATATCTTTGATTCAACCGCTCCAGCATGGGCGGGGAACTCGGATTTCTATGTCCGACTACATTCAAGCGATCCGGGCGAAGCGGGAACAGCAATCACAAACGAAATAGCATACACGGGATATGACGGCGTGGCGGTATCGCGCACTACCGGTTTTTCTATTTCTGGGAATACCGCCAGCAATGCAGCACTCGTTCAGTTCCCGTTGTGCTCCGGTGGTTCTGCTACCGCTGCCTATTTTTCGGTGTGCACGACGCAGAACGGAGCGGGGCAGATAATTGTGTCGGGTGCTCTCTCGTCGTCGCTCTCTATCTCAAACGGTATTCAACCACAGTTCAACACTGGCGAATTGGACGTAGTGATTGACTAATGGCGATCAATAACCAGAAGCAACTAATCGACGCAGAACTTGAGGGGAGGGTGAGGCGCTATACTTGGCGTAAAACCCCCTCTCAGGTTTCGTCGGCTGGTTTCTGGTTTGACTTGGCTATGAGTCCGGGGAATCCCGGCCCCAAGTATTGGTTTGACGCTCCTCCGGGGATAGCTAAAGCAATCTCACAATCTGATGACGGGGGATTGTTTCATGGCGCGAATACATCCCCACAAAAGCAATATTTGAGGCTAATCACGGCGGGAACCGTAACGGCGACTGCTCTACCGTTAACGCTCTATCTGTGTGACTACCTCCTTTATTATCCAAGCTGTGACGACTCGGTAACTGACCCGCAGACACTTGACAACACAGTGACCCTCCCACGATATACGGACGGTGAAGGGGTGCAGATAATGGCGGTATCGGTTGCGGGTAGAACAGGTACGCAGGATTTCTACTGTACATACACTAATTCAGACGGTGTGGCGGGAAGAACTTCACGAACGGTAACGCAGAACGCCTCCTCGGCTATCGGAACTATCCAGACGGGAGCTAACGCAAGCGCCTCGACCGCTTCCCCATTTGTTGGGCTGCAGGGTGGTGATCGCGGGGTTCGGTCAATTGAATCTGTTACAATGCTAGGCGCGGATGTTGGACTCTTTACGTTGATACTTGTAAAGCCTATAGCGCAAACAACCATTAAGGAAGTCACGGCGTTTTATGAGAAGGATTTTCTTCTCTACACCGGGGCGCTACCTGAAATAAAAGATAACGCATACCTAAATTTTATTTGTCTACCTCAAGGATCGCTCGCAGCTACGGCGCTCATTGGGGATATTAAAGTTATTTGGAACTAAAGGATCACCATGGCCGGATTTTCTTCAAACGATCAAATTATAGCAGCTCTTTCTGCCGGTCAAACCTTTCGCGCAAATTGGGCAAAGAACTTTAACCCCACGGCAGCAGCCGTAGCGAATGAGTGGCACACGCTCTTTAGAGGGGCAGGAAACCCCGGAGCGGATGCGCTGTTTAATACAGGTACCAACCTTGCATTTCAAGCTGTGAAGAACGACACGACAAACGGAACCTCTATCCAGACGGGGGGCGCAGTTCAACCGAGTTACTATAAATATCTCTTGAACGGATCTTGCGTATCAGCAGCAGCGACCGTCGTTCCTTGTGTTGTGGCGATTGTGGACGTTATCGGATTTTATCGTGTTACGTCTGTCACTACTACCTCGGCGCAAGCAACTGCGAACACTCTCGGGCAATCTGACACTTTTACCGCTGATGCTGGAACGGACGTTTGTACTTATACATCCACGGCAAGTTACCCCTCGAATATTCTAACGGGGACGCGAGTTCGACTTACGACAACTACCACACTCCCGGCCGGGCTTGCGCTGGCTACGGACTATTATGTGATTAAGGTAGACGACTCAACTTTTAAATTGGCTACAAGCTATGCCAACGCGATAGCAGGAACGCCAATCAATATCACGGACGCGGGGACGGGAACCCATACAATATCGTGGCTCCTTCCTCGTTATACAAACGGCGCTCAGGTACAGGCTATATTCTTTAACAGCAATTCGACTGCACTGGGTGCAGCGACTCCAAACTTGTCCCTTGGATACACCAACTCGGCGCAAGCAACTTCTCGCGCAACTCCCACGGTTCTACCTGTCGGCAAAACCGCAGCAAGTAACAGCCACATACTTTATACCGGGGCAACGGCTACGGGGAAATATAACTACAACGTGCCACTGCAAGGAGCGGATGCGGGAATAGCAGAAATAAATACTATTCAAAACTCGGTGTCCTACGCCTCGGGAGAATACTCAGTTGCTCTTATCAAAGAGCTTGGACGATTCCCCCTGTCTACACTTGGACTAGCGGCAGAAAGAAACTTTCTTTACGAAATGCCGTCGCTCCCTCGTATCTATGACGGCGCAGCTCTCTATGGGCTGGTTGGTTCTGGTGTGGCGACTCCCGCAAGCTCCGCATTTTCAGGCCACTTAGATTTTGTCTGGGGATAAATGCTGTTAGGCAATTACAACGTATTCAACAAAAATCCGGGTAGAGCAATCGGAGGGCCGACCGATCCTACTATCTGGTATAAAGGTGGAACGGCGCAAAACTATTACACCGGAGATCATGTAGTAAGTGGGGAGACTGATAAGGCATCCTTTCCCGTGGGATACAATCCCCCTTACTCTTGGATACTCTGTCCCAAAGCTGGGGGAATGTCCTCGCACAATGAAACCTCAGTTACATTTGCTCCAGCAGCAGCGATAGCAGGAGGACTACCCGCAAGTGGTTCCACCACAATCACCTTTACCC